TCATGCGACAGCCCTCAGATGTGCGCGTGGCTGGCGATACCAGTCGGGCATGGGAAGCTGGTAGGTTTTGGTGACTTCGCGGGCCTGAGAGACGATGACAGGCGTAAAGCGGCTGTGATCGCACTGGTTTGCAATGTCGATCCCAATTTTGCGTAGGCGTGCGCGGTGGGTCTGGACCTGACTCTTTGAGAAGTCGAAGGTTTGGCCATTCATCCAGTTATATGCATACAAGGCGGTAGTGTTTGCGGCGTAGGTACTAGCGCAAATCCCTTGAGATTGAAGAGTCTGGGAAATTGTTTGCAGGTCCATAGCGGTCACCTGTAGGCGTTCATCTGTCGTTAAAAATTCGTCGTGTATTGTCTGGAATCTGGATTCATCAAAGAGGCCGTAAAAACGTAGGTTTTCGCGAGACAGGTACTCGGCCTTTAGTTCCTGCTCAAATCGAACAACGCCGTGATCCGAGCAATACTGATGAACTCGGGCGACGTAGGCGGACTCATTGGAGTCATCGCCATGCAACCGTTTGATCTTTGGAATGAGGTTCAAGGAAAGCTCAAAAGCCTTGTCATAAACCTTGCGATATTGAAGCCGTGCACCGCCCTTTCGCTTGCCTGATGCAGTCCAATCAACTGTTCTGCCATTAGGGAACAAAAAGCCGATTGAGTTAGCGACACGCTGGGTAGACAAGGCACGCAAATAGGCGAGTACGTTGCCCTCCCCTACACCAACATTGGTTGTCAGGTCGATGCGCTCAATACTGCAACCGTCAGACCACTGCCGGGCCTTAGTGCCGTCATCACTCTGGCGGTATTCAAGTCGAGTTCCGCGAGTGAGTGCAGGAAGGCCATACTCAGCCAAAATGGCGCTATAGACAGGGAGGCATTCGCCAACAGTCTGATACCCGAAAAGGTTATCTAGTCGATTAATTCGGGATGGGTTGCCCTCTACCCTCACCTTCCGCCCTTGAACGCTGATCATGATCAAACTAGAAAAGCTGCCCTGATGCTTAAAGCGCGGCTGGCGTGTGGTGAGGTGCTCGCCGGTGTGCGAGTCAATTGTCACAGTGAATACATCACAGACGACCGGAAGGTCGTAGTCATACTCTTGAGTAACTGTGAGCCAATCGATGAACATTTGATCCCTTGCACGCATGCACACAAATAACATTTGAGCGAAATGTATACTTGTAAGCATGCACACGTCAACACTAATAACATGCACACACCACAATGATTGCGAGATCCTGAAAATGAGAGACGAAGAAATGCCAACGAACATAAGGTTGACGAATAAGGAGCAGGAAGCTCTCAGAAAAAAATGTATAGATATCAATAAGATATTGGTGAAAATGGGGCACCAACCCGTCAAAGACTCAGAGCTTGTTCATGCAGTTTTACTGCAAGTCATTGATAATATTGAAGTTTCAACAACAGGACAGATAGCGGTGCGGGTTTAAGCATGGGAGTTACCCCGGAAGTCCGGGGTAAAGTGGGGGTGTAACAGCACCCCCACCCAATCGACGCCTGAAACATGGTGCATGGACCCGTCTAGGCGTCCGGCTGGGCCAGACACCAAGACCCGGATAAATCACGCCCTTTGCGCTGCGCACAAAGCCCGCTCAACCGGGCGGCTGTGGCCGCAGGTCAAAAGAGATTTAAAGGGTCTGTGAGGTCGTCAGGGGTTGAACAATGAGCGAAGAGGGTTTGGTGCAGGCTTAGAACAGGGCGCACGCGTCAGGGCGATTCAGAGACGCGTGGCGCATCGCATAATAGCGGATTACGTGTAAATAGATCGGCCCGCGTCCCGATTTTCGGGCCGATCAACTCGGCTTTTAGCCGCCTTCGGTAACTTAATCCGGCACCTCATTATGCGAAGCGTCTGATTATAACACCCAGCAAAGCTACAACGATGACCAGATGCCAAAGACGAAAACGTCTTGGGGTTTTGCTGGTTGAAACGAAAAGAACGCCTGAGCGCGATTTGCGGGCGTTACGGTTGATATGCGGTAGCTGCGTTCTGCGCTTTGCATCCTCGCGATACCAATCACGATCATCAAGACTCAAAGTGTGGCCTCCTATAGTCATCGCGGGTCCCTCCCGCACGCGGGAGCCCTCCCGCGCTGACTACAGTATGCCCTGAGGTCAACTGATCGGAAATGTTCAGTTGATAGAAGCGGTAACGTTCTGCGGTTTCAGACCGACACGTGGCAAGTCATCAACAACGTAACCAACGTCATAACCCTTGAAAGTGAGCGAGACAACACGATTTGAAAGGTAGGTGATGGTATAGCCAGCAAGGCGCAAATCTTCGAAATCAACACGGGCGACAGGCTGACCGCCTTGAGCAATGGTGATGAAACCGCCGAGATACTGCACCTCTTTGTCATCTACTATTTTCGTTCCTCGCACAATTGCCGCTAAATGCATTGTGTTGCCTGAATACGGATGCATTTTGCCTTGATCACCTCGCGGCTTTGCTTCAATAACTGGGTCAGGTGTAAGCGCTGGCTGCGCATGCTGAACGGTCGTGACACGGATATTTTCGTCTTCAATGACCGAAGCAACCGGCACCTTGTCTGGCTTGAAAAGATTCCAGCCGACTACTGAAAAGCCTAATGCTACGCACAATGCAGCGCCTTTAAATGTCCAGTGCTTCCAATACGGCACGATGTCGTTAGCGCCGTATTCCTGACCTGAACCGCCTTGGGTGTGGCTGACCCATAGGCCAAAGTAACCGGGGTTATACGTGCGCTCAGCTTGGTTCAAAACTTCGCCCCTGATACCGTCCTGAACCTTGCGAATGTACCGATCAGGCTGGCCCCAAGCGGTTTTCTTGGTAAGCCTGTAAACAATCTGAATATTGTCACGGATAGCCTGGCTCAACTTGCCGTAACTCTGAGTGATGAAAACAACATCACAGTTGTAATGCCTATGTAGCGCTGACCACTCTTCAACGTCAGTGCTGCACTTAATTCGAGGTATTACGTTCTGCGCCTCATCAATCACGAACAGAGGCCCAACACCTGACTCGGGGTGCTTCCATGTTGAATAGTAATCCCACACACCAGCAAAAACACGCGCTGTTGCCGGAGGTTGAACAGGCTGCACGCCATCGTCAAAAAGGTGGAACGCGCCCTCTTCCCTAGTTGGTTCCCAAGTACCGCGGATTGGCATTGCTCGCTTGCGCATTTCAATCAAGCCGGGGAACGTGGGATCTAAAGCGGCCCATTTTTCGAGCACAAGCGGAATATTTGTAATGACCTTACGACCTTGCTGCAAGGCAGTAAGAATATGATATGCGCAGACTTCGTAACCCTTGCCAGCTCCTGATTTCCCAACAATTAGATTTTGCATTATGAACCCCAGCGAACAAATGGAATGGTTTGCAGAAGGAACCGAACGACAAGCGCGCTAACAATGATTGAAAGCGCTTGAGGTATCCCGATGTAACCTAAAACGCTACCAACTTCAGCCGGAATCAATGCGTAATAGGTTGCAGGATTAAACGGAATTTCGATGATGTTCAGCGCACCGATAGCAAGAGCCAATATTGAATCAAGCAACCAACAGAAGCAGTCCTGAACGAAGACGAATAGATCAAGAAATACGCGCTTAACAACTGCAAGAATCCAACTCGCGAATTCAGCAATACGCGCCAGTATCGTTGTGAAAAACTGAAATATTCCAGCCATATCAGCCCCCGAACATGATCATGCGAGACGTGAACAGCGCGGTTATCAGCATGATAATTTTGATGAAGTCGAACACGTAGCAAAGCGAAGAAAACTCCATAGTCCCGAAAGCTGCCCAGCTGGCGATATTGAGATTGAGACTAAATGAAGGGCACGAGCCAGAAAACGAAGGCACGAAGGAGTTAAGGAATTCAACGAACGCGCTAGCACCTAGGTCAGCAGTGGCTGCATCCCAAACTCCCTGAAAGCCGTCAGGATATTGAGGCTCGTAAAAGGGCTCAACTTCCGGCAATGCCGTATCGTCAAAGGTATACGCCTCTTCAGCCTCTTCTGGCGGCGATTCAGTCGGTGCTGTCGTGTCCTCGGTGATGGTGGTTTCAGTAGGAACACCATCAACCTCAGTCGTTTTAGTCTCCTTAGTGCCAACATCAAAATGATCAGGGCCATAGCTCAGATCGTGCTGAGTGCTTGTTGTAGTCGTCGTTGTGGTAGTAGAACCATCAGGATTCAAGCTTGTGCTAGTGCTGCTGCTGGATGGGCCAGCTACTGTTGCAGGGCCAGACAAAGAACTTGATTCAACCATTTCCTGATAGCAATTATCTGGACTAGATGATGCAGTACAGACCTCCCTCATCAAACCAGTGTAAAAGTCTAGATTTTTTCCAGCGAGATCCAGCTGATCGATATCTGAGTTTGAAACAGCGGTTGGGGTGAAAGATGAACATACACCAGTAGCAGGATCAAAGTTGAAACCAGCCGGGCAATCTGTGCCGCGACGGTTAAGAACAGTTGTTAGCGAGGTTTCATCCCGATCTGCATATGCCTTGAAATAGTAAGTGCATATGCCTTGGCTTGCTGATGACATTTGAACAGAGGAAGGCGTTGTGCCTGGCACTGCGTAACCGCTATTGAGTTGTATTTTGGAACAGACGCCGGAAGGGCTTGAATCCCGAATCTCAACGCCTGATGCATTGTTTCCATACCAATGAACGAACTGCGGATCATAGTCAGAAGGCGTCAAGGTATTCTTTGTTAATTGACCGCTTAGCTCGTCGAATGCCCAGCCAGCAGTATCTAAAAGAGTGCCAAAAATAATAGTGGAAGCAACAGCGCCTGGAGTCAGTCGCAAGAGGTTTTTTGCACCGGAAATGATCCTAGATGTGGGAACAACCTTTCCAGGCTTAACCGCAACGATTGGGCTCACATTCATCAGAGCACCAGCGCCGTTAGGAAACGAAGGAATCCCAACAGTAGATGTTACTGGTCGAATAGTTGGACCTATCTTGCTGCCGGTCTGCGCGTTTAAAGAAGTATCGAGAGCGTAATACTGCTCACGACCGTAATAATGGATGTTACCGTTCGGGGTCTGATAATCGACAGATAACGCGTTTTCGATGACTGATTTTGCGGAGGGTTTTACTGACTGGCGAACAGCGGCAGAGGCTGAGCTAGAAAGGAGAATGAGCGTTAAAAACGCTGCTGTATACCGAGAATAAAGGCCCATCCCGCGATTACCCCGCCGAGAAAAATTAACGAATAAGCCAGCATGGCAATGTCGGCTGATGTAATAGCTAAAGCTGCTGTTTCTTCCATAAGATTTGGGGAGAGTTGCCCCTCCCCGCTCCTGCCCTTAGGCCTTGCGAACGCCGCGCTTGCCGAGGTCGATGCCCTTAAACGCCATGTGAATGCCGATAATGGTCACGCCGATACCGCCAACGAAAGCCAGTACAGTTGCGAAATCTACCGCTGCGAAAATCTCAGTCATGTTTGTTGCTCCGTTAAGTTTTGCGAATGACGCTGATGACAACGCCGATTTTCATGCCCAGCGCCCAAACGGCGACTGTAAGCAGGAAAGCTGATGTGTACACAGAGATGACCCCGTCTACGGTTAAAGTTGTGAGTGATTCAGGCATTAACCCTCATCCTCGAAAATTTCGTCTGAGTGCTCTTCCGCGCAGTCGTCACAGACAGAAATGCCGGTTTTATCAGCAAATTCAGTCTGATCATCATCAAGATCGCAGCCGCAGTAATCGCACTCGTCCATAGTTAGCCAACCTTTTGCTGTAGGGCTGGAGCTGCAAGAGGAACCAGAACAGGCTGGCACTCGAAAGACTCATACTTGCCAATGTTGAAAGACCCTTCGTGCAACTCGTAATTGCCGGGTTGATACGGCATCTGGCCGTCTTCAAGCTGAATTTTGGTTTTCTGTGGATATGGAGCATCACCGATCTGGACCCATGCTTCTTGAGTTCGAATGGTGTAATCGTTGCCGGTGCGCTGGCTTTTGCCTTTGCGTTCGTGAACGTGGTTGCTGTGGATCTCAAACACTACTTTCAATGGTGTGGTTTTCTGAATGCTCATTATCTTGATGCTCCAAATATGAATATGTCGCCCACGTATGGGGTGCCCCGTTCTTTGCGTTCTACAGTCCACAGGGACGGGGCTTTTTTGCCTGTGGCTTTTGCTTGCTCATCCTCAACTAACGACTGATCAACCATCTGTTTAAGGTGGTCATTCAGAAGTGGTCGGGTGTTGCGCTGAGCGGCGAGTTTCTGCCGTTCGCGGTCGGTCAATTGGGTGCCTTGGAAGCTGACTGTTCTCAT